CTCATCTTTTACCTCCCCTGTCCCTCAGTGGGTACCTGCAAGTGTTTGGAGTAACGCTAGTGGAGTAGGGAATAATTATGCTGATTACTGTACTTTGTTCAGGACAGGGGAGGTAAAAGATGAGTGAGCCTAATGTCAGGAAACATAAGCTCTCCGGAAGGCTGAATAAAAACACCAAGTCAAAGCCCAAATATGAACTTTGGGTTGAATTGGAGGTGTCTAAGGATGCCAAAAGGTTACGAGAAGATGAGAGATAAATTTATTAAAGAGGGGTTATCAAAAGAGGCTGCACAGAAGAAAGCGGCACGTATCTGGAACAGTCAGCACCCGAATAGCCCTGTAGGCAAGGGTGAAAAGAAAAAGGGGAGGTGACCCGGATGATCCTTGAAGGACCCGTATGGAGTCAGATACTTAAGGCTGTCCTGGCTTTGACTTTTATAGGCGCATTTTTCGCTTTTATGAAATATCGCAAGGATGGTGAATGGTTCTGGAAGAAAAGACAGTAAACCACATGGAATACGTAATTCAGATGCCGGAGCATGTGCAAAAGTACTTCGACTACTACTATGCTCTCGGCCCTAAAAGAAGTATCAACAAAGTCCACAAGGATATGGGCGGAGTATCCTATCCCACTATACTGAACTGGTCTAAAAAATATAACTGGGACGCACGTATAGCGAGGGAGCTTAACAACATCGTCACCCCTGATGGTGAAATAGTCCAGCAGATAGACTCCAGCTCCCTTAACAGGCAAACGCTTAAAACCATAGACAACATCATCAAAAGCATTCAGAAGCGCCCGGAGAAGACCGAAAAAGACGCTGCTTCGCTGTATAAGCTCATAGACCTGAGGGCTAAAATCGCAGAAAAGATAGACGAAGCCGAAGAAAAGGACCGCCTGAAAGCCGCAAGGGACTTTGTCGAGAAGATGGTAGTCCAGCTGGAGGAAGAGCTTGAGGAAATTAACGTGGTTAAAGCCTAAGCTGAAGGCCAAGTATTTTTATCTTAAACTCTTCAAGCAAATACGGGAGCTCGACAATGACCGCCTGGCCATAGAGGCTATAAGAGCCATTTGTCGCAGTGACCTCTTTTTTCTCTTGGTCTATGTCCTCGGACGTAAGGATATAGACAAGCCTCCAAGAGCTACCTTCAACCAGGACTGGGGCTTCGAGCGGTGCCGGGAAGTGCAGGACGAACCTAACGGGTACCTCGACCTATGGGCCCGCGAACATTACAAAAGCTCCATAATCACCTTCGGATTGACTATCCAGGAAATATTAAATAATCCTGATATAACCATAGCGATATTCTCCCACAAGCGTGAGATAGCGCAAGGCTTCCTGCAACAGATAAAACGTGAACTGGAATCCAACGAATTCCTCAAACAACTGTTCCCTGATGTGCTTTATGAGAACCCTAAGAGAGATTCCCCTAAATGGACAAACGACGCCATACTCGTCAAGCGTGAGAAAAACCCCAAAGAAGCCACCGTGGAAGCGTGGGGGTTGGTCGATAACCAACCTACCAGCAGGCACTTTGACCTTATGGTATACGACGACGTCGTGACACGTGAAAGCGTAAGCACGACGGAAATGGTGGAAAAGACCACTTCAGCATGGGCCGACTCGCTCAACCTGTCGAAGGCGGGGGGTAAAATACGCTACATAGGCACAAGGTGGGCACTGATGGATACGTACAGGGAAATCATCAAAAGGTCAGCTGCGAAACCGAGGGTATACCCCGGAGTGCTCCCTGACGGGACACCTGTCTACTGGGACAGAAAAGAGCTTGCGAAAAAGAAAGAGACCATGGGTCCGCATACGTTTGCATGCCAGATCCTTCTTAATCCGTCGGCGGCCGTAGAATCGTCCTTCAGACTCGAATGGCTCAAATTCTGGGATCCCGACCCGGTTACCGGAAACTACAACACAGAGGGACTTAATGTATACATTGTCGTAGATCCTGCTGGGACGAAGAAAAAGGACCGGGACTACACAGTGATGATTGTCTTCGGCGTAGGGTCCGACGAAGTGTACCGCGTCATAGATATGGTCAGGGACAAGCTGAACCTTGAAGAGCGAACAAGCACACTTTTCTCGCTGGTGAAAAAATATCGGCCTATTCTTGTGGGATACGAACAATACTCCATGCAGGCGGATATAGAACACATCCAGTATGTCCAGAACAAGGTGAATTTCGTATTCAACATCATCCCGCTAAGCCTCAAGGTAGCAAAAGCAGAACGTATAGCGTGGCTTATCTCGCCCTTCAAGGAAGGACGTGTATTGCTTCCGAGGTCGATAATCAAGCGCAACTGGGAAGGTATCGAAGTAGATGTCGTAAAACAATTCATCGAGGAAGAATACTCTGTCTACCTGCCTAATATTCAAATGCATGACGATATGCTTGACTGCATGGCTAACATGTTCCATCCAGACCTTGGCGTAAGTCCGCCGATAGAGTATACTGATATACAACATGAAGTTATAAATAACTTTGACCCTTTTCGAAATGAGCTTTATCTGGTATAATCTGGTACAATTAAAGAGATATTACAAGAGGGGGTAATCTATATGAGTATTGGGCCTATACTTCCATGGTTGACCGGTGCTGCGGCTGTAGCCTCTACTGTTTCCGCACTGGACAAGCCAAGTACTCCAAAACCGCCTTCAGCTGCCGAGATAGCCAAGGAACAAACAAAACAACAGCAAAAAATGGAAGAAGCAGCTGTCCTTCATCCTGAGATAACACAGAGTGAGGCTACCATAGAAAGTGCAGAAGCGCAGCGGAGAGCCGCTATACAGGAGGCACGCAGGAGAGGCGGATATATGTCGACTCTTTTGACACCGGGCGGAGGTCTGATGGGAGGAGCTACTGTTTCCAGGAAGACCCTGTTGGGGGCGTAGGTGGTGGAAGATCGATCCTTCAAGTTGATTATTGAACGATACGAGAACCTGAAGAATTACCGTATCCCGTGGATGACTCACTGGGATGATGTCTCCAGATACATTATCCCGGTGGAAAATATTTACCCAAAAGCACGTGGCGGGAAAAGGCATACGAACATTTACGACTCCACGGCTACCAGAGCCCTGTACAGGCTCGCAGCCACTCTCCATTCGATGCTTACCAACCCCTCTCAACTATGGCTTTCACTGAAGATACAACCGTGGGAACTGGCGCAATACAACGAAGTCCAGAGATGGGTACAGTCATGCGAGGATATATGTCTCGAAGCCATAAACTCCAGCAATTTCCACATGAAGGCCCAGGAATTTTATTTGAGCCTTATAGCTTTCGGGACGGCGATACTGTTTCTGGACAGCAACGAAGATCCTAACCAGCCGGATATAGTGTTCCATTGCCTGCCAGTGTCTCAATGTGTCATAGCCGAAAATGAGCATGGCTTTGTGGATGTCCTGTTCAGGGAATTCTCATTGTCGGCAAGGAATGTAGTCAGGCAATTCGGGGAAAAGGCATGCAACAAGGCAATACTCGAAAAAGCCGAGAAATATCCTGATGAAGAAATCAAAATACTGCATGCAATATTCCCGAAAGACGACTACAACAAGTTTAACAAACTGGACAAACCTTATGCTTCAGTGTGGCTTGCTCTCGACTGGAAACATGTATTGAAAGAGGCCGGTTATTACGAGTTTCCGGCTTTCGTGACCAGATGGGCTACCGCCCCGGGAGAGATATTCGGACGAGGACCGGGCATGGAGGCCCTCCCGGATGTAAAGACCATCAACAGCATGACGAAATCCGTACTGGAGGCTTCTTCTAAAATCATCAATCCTCCGCTTGATGTGGAATTCAAGTCATACCTGACGGAATTGAACGCCACTCCGGGGGCTATCAACACAAGGGCCAAGGGTGCGGAGAGGATACAACCACTGTATGTGGTGGATGGCCAGACCATACCCATTACCGAGCACCTTATAACCGGGGTCAAACAGTCAATCAACGAGACATTTTACTATGATGCGATATCGCTGGTCAGGGCGGACAGAATGACAGCTACGGAAGTCATGCAGCGTGTTGAAGAGAATATAAGGGTGCTGGGGCCTACTTATTCACGGCTTGTGCATGAATACCTGGAACCCTTGACGAAGAGGGTGATAGGCATTATGGCAAGAAAGAACAAACTGCCTGAAATGCCATCGATACTTCAAAGATATGGAGGCCCCGTCAAGGTGGAATTCATGTCTCCCATGAGCAGGGCGCAAAGAATGAGCGATGTCGCCGCAATACAGAGAGCACTTTCGTTCGTATCCGTACTTGCTCAGGTGAATCCTGAAATGCTTGACGTATTCGACTTCGATGAAACAGCAAGGCATGTGGCCGACATAACAGGCGTACCAGCGAGGCTTCTGAGAAACAGGGACGACGTGGAAGCCATAAGGCAGGCCAGGGCGCAGGCGCAAGCGATGCAGCAGCAGATGCAGTTGATGAAAGATGCCGCAGAAGTGGGGAAAACCGCTTCGCAGATAGAGATGTGAGGGTAGCTGAATGAAAAAAGATCTTGAGGACCTGAAACATGAATATCAGATGGTATTTACAAGCAAGGAAGGCGGTGATGTGTTAAAGGACTTGAAGTCAGTGTGTTATTATGGATTCTCGCCTTATGTGCATGATTCCATGAGGGAGACAGACAGGCGGATAGCGAAGCAGGAGGTATTTCAGTACATAGCGGATATGCTGGGTGAGGAGACGTTCAAAAAATTACAGACGGAGGTTTTGAATAATGACTGAAGATTTCGGTCCCGAATACGGGGCACCCGAAACAGAAACACAGGAACAGACTACTACCGAAGCTGCGTCCTCTCAAGAGGAGACCGGAGCTTGGTGGGAGAGCTTGCCTGACGACCTCAAATCTGAACCTACCGTGCAGAGGTATAAAAGCACGGAGGATGCAATAAGAGGTTTGGTCAATGCCAATAAGCTGATAGGCAAAAAAAGAATTGCCATGCCGACTCCCGATGCTCCGAAAGAGGAGTGGGATGAATTCTATCGGGCTATCGGCAGGCCGGAAAGCCCTGATGGGTACAAGATCAACATAGAAGACGCTGATGAGGATATATTGAATGAATTCAAGAGATTGGCCCATGAAAAGGGATTCACTCAACAGCAGATAGAAGGTATCGAAAAATTCTGGGAAGGGTTCCGGCAGAAAACTGCCGAGAAAGTAGAACAGCAGATCGAGCAATTGAAGGAAACGGCATTGACCGAGTTACAAAAAGAATGGGGTAACAATTTCGATACTGAAATCGAAACAGCGAGAAAAGCCGTCGAAACGCTATGTGACGATGAACAAAAACAACTATTGAATGCAGGACTTGGTAACGATCCGAGGGTCATCAGATTGTTCAACCGTATAGGTAAAATGCTTGGCGAAGACAAGCTGTCTTCAGTAATAGGCAAAGGTGGATTCACCATAGATGCCAAGAGCGAGCTCGCAAAACTGAAGAATGACCCCAAGTTCATTAAAGCCCTGCAAGACTCGATGAACCCCGAACACGACGAAGCTGTGAAGAAGTTCAAGCGACTCCACGAAATAGCGTTTGGCGAATAGATAGTCGGGTACCCGTAAGGTCCGGCGCACCGGTTTTTATCAGGTCCCTGCAAAGGGATACCCTGTAAGTGTAACGAAATATTAATCAAAGGGAGCTGATAAAAATGTCCATGCAGATTACGACTGCAATGGTGCAGGAATATAAGTCGGGCATAGAAATTCTTTACCAGCAGAAACGAAGCAAACTTCGTGAAGCTGTAAGGGTAGAGCCCGTTGAAGGTAAGTACGCTTTCTTCGACCAGATAGCGTCGGTGGAAGCGAAGAACAAAACGACCAGGCATGCTGACCTGGAAGTCGTAAGCACGCCGCACAAAAGGCGTCGTGTTGCGCCGGTAGACAAGTACGTAGCTGACTATATCGATCAGGAGGATTTGTACAAAATCCTCAACAACCCCACCAATGCCTATGCGATGAACTTTGCGATGGCGTTGAATAGGGCTATCGATAAGGAGATAATTTCGGCTGCGCTCGGTAATGCGTATACCGGTGAAACCGGGTCAGTGCTTGTACCGTTCGATGATGCCAATATGACGGTCGCAGTTACTGTTGGAGATAGCACTGCAACCGGGATGAATCTGGGCAAGCTTCGTGCGGCCAAGGAAATACTGGATGAAAACGAAGCACCGGACGATGAACGGTATATAGTCATCGCTCCGAAGCAGTTGATGGAGCTTCTGGCTACTACGGAAGTCACTTCGGCTGACTATAACACCGTGAAAGCCCTTGTGGCAGGCGATCTCGACACATTCCTTGGATTCAAGTTTATCAAGAGCAACAAGCTAAGCACTGATGCGAACCAATACCGTGAATGCCTGTTCTGGCACAAGAACGCCCTTCTTCTCGGTATCGGTCGGGAGATAGGTGCTTCGATAGATCCTGTTCCTCAGAAAGGGCAGTCCCTTCTCATTCAAGCGTGGCTTGGCATGGGCGCGACTCGTATGCAAGAAGAGGGCGTCGGCAAGATACTCTGCGCCGAGTCCTAGGGATTAGGCTATTAAGGGGGTGTTAAATAATGGCGACGGTATACGGAGTTAACAAGACCAAGTTTGATGGAGGCGATATCCTTGACCCTGGGACTTGGAACGCTAGGGTGAAGGTGTCGTTTGATGAATATGAGGCCAGCTCTTTGGCTGACGGGAGCACTATAGTTATGATGCCTGTTCCGAAGGGCGCAAAGATACTTGGAGGTAAGCTCTACTTTGATGCTCTCGGGGCTCTCACTACTTTGGCTGTGGGTGATGGGACAACCGCAGATAAATATTTGTCTGCGACTGACACGTCTACTGCTGGTTCTGCGGAGTTCGACAAAATAGACAACCTGTTTAAAGCCTTGAGCGCTACAGAGAATATAACTCTAACTCTTGCTGGCGGTGCTGCAACAGGCACCATAAAGCTGATGGTCATGTACGTGCTGGAATAACCTTAAAAGGCGGGGCTTCTGCCCCGCCTTTATTCAAGGTGGTGTTTTAAGTGGCAGAGCCTGTCTCTATATGCAACAGGGCTTTAATGTTTCTCGGTGTGAATAATATCATCTCTTTACAGGACGATACCAAGGAAGCCAGGGCGTGTTCCATGGTGTTTTATGAGTGCTTTTGGGAGTTCCTCGGTGAGGCCGACTGGTCTTTCGCTACAAAGACAAGGAAACTGACCGCTACAGGCGGAGCACCCGATGATACAGATTACACTTATGAATTCGATTTACCTATGGACTTCTTGAGGGCACTTCAGAATACACGTGAAACGATAAAGGAAACCATAAACTGGGAGATTGCCGGTGGCAAGATATATGCGAACGAGAATCCGATAACGTTGACCTATATCCACAGCACTATAACTGTTATGGATATGCAGGCCAAGGCAAGGGCTGCATTGGCCTACCTTATAGCCTCTCAGGTGGCTATAAGCCTTACCGGTAACCCGCAACTTGCGACACTTGCTTATGAGCTTTACCAGAAGACCTTGATAGACGTATTGGCCGCAGATGCAAGGACTAAAAAGTTCCAGCCCGAAATAAGGATACCCTTTACGGAAACAAGGTGGTAGCATGAGAATAATAGACCACTTTATGACTAACTTTACGGCAGGGGAATTATCCCCGAATATGATGGGAAGAACCGATGTAGAGCGATATTACAACGGTTGTTTTACCCTTGAGAATTTCATCGTCCTCCCTCAAGGTGGTCTTATCAGGCGCCCGGGGACAAGATTCGTCTCCGAAGTAAAGGACAGTTCAAAAAAGACAAGACTTATCCCCTTTATTTTCTCCAATGAGCAAAGCTATATCCTGGAATTCGGAGACCATTACATGCGTGTCTGCGCTAACGGCGGACATGTCGTACGCACTGTCGGAACCACTGATGCGTGGGTCAGTAGTACCGGATACAAGGCTTATGACTATGTGAATAATGGCGGGTTGGTTTATAGATGTATTCAAGACCATACGGCAGATACTTGTATGGATCACCAGCTATACCTACATCGATAGCTGTACCAGTCCCAAGAG